GCTGCGCTGATCAAATTTATTCAAGATAAATACCAGAAAGAAATTGATAAACGTTCTAGTGAAAAAGGCAAATTAGCTCAACAAGGTAAATTAGATGATATTTTAAAATTCTTTTCAAATGAAAATAAAACTAGTTTAGAAATGGTGTTTGAATTGCAACGAGCTATAGTTCTAGCGAAATTAAAACTTATAAATAGATTAAACAAGATTTCAAATTTGAAAACATTTTTGAAAACAAAAAGAGGTTATCGTACTACAGGCCAAGAAGGTTATGTAGCTATTGATAAGCTTGGTGGTGATGCAGTGAAAATTGTTGATCGTATGGAATTCTCATATGCCAACTTTTCACCCAATATATTAAAAGGATGGGATACACCAGGGAGATCATAATGGCTTTAAAAAGCTTTAGAGATATCGTGCATGAATTAAAAATGAAGCGCGATAAAAAATTACCAAATTTAAAAACACCTGTTAAAGGTCCAAAAGGTACTAGTAGATTTTCACGATTTAAGTCTGCAAGTAAAAGTACCACAAGCTCTGCATCTTTAGGAACAAAGAACGCGTTATCAGCTGGTACTGAATATCCTACAGAAGAATCAGTTGACGAAGCTACATGGCCAGATGAAATGCCTAATGAAGATGTTGATGTAGATGAAGAACTTTCTATCTCAGCTAGACGTAAACTTTCTAGATTAATGAAACGACGTAAGACTCAGCTTAAAAGATCTCGTTTACGCGCTAGAAAACGTATGGCTAAAACTGATGTGTTGAAAAAACGTGCTAGACGTGGAGCTAGAGCTGATGCAGCTAAAAAATTGGCAAAAGGAAAAGATAAAAAAGATTTATCAATAGCAATGAAAAAGAGCCTTGAAAAACGTTTGGCAATGCCAGCTGTGCAAAGAAGAATTAAAACAATGACAAGGCGAATGATGCCAACTAAACGTAAGCTGGAGATCTCGCGAAAAAGATGATTACAAGTTTTAAAAATTATTTAAGTGAAGAAGAAAAGGTTGTTTATTTTACCTTTGGTAGAATGAATCCACCAACTGTTGGTCATGAAAAACTTTTGAATAAGCTATCGTCTGCAGCAAAATCAAATCCATATCGAATTTATTTGTCCCAAACAAAAGATGCAAAAAAGAATCCATTAGACTATAAGAAAAAAATTAAGTATTCGAGAAAGATGTTTCCTAAACACGCACGTTCTATTATGCTAGATACAAAAGTAAAAAGTGTGTTTGATATTTCTACAAAACTTTATGATGAAGGATTTAAAAAAGTTATAATGGTCGTGGGTTCTGATAGAACTACAGAATTTGAAACACTTTTAAATAAGTACAATGGTAAAAAAGGCAGACACGGATTTTATAATTTTCAAGGCATTAATGTAATATCAGCAGGTGATAGAGATCCTGACGCTGATGATGTATCAGGTATGTCAGCATCAAAGATGCGTAAAGCAGCAAGTGATGGAGACTTTCCTCAATTTGTTCAAGGTTTACCAAAGTCTATTTCAAATCCTGACGCTAAAAACATATACAACGATGTTCGAAAAGGTATGGGTCTAAAAGAACAAAAAGAATTTAAAAACCATATTCAGTTAGAAACTAGCGCAGCCCGTGAAAATTACATAGCCGGAAAGTATCAAGCTGGAGATCAAGTAGTAATTAAAGAAACAGATGTAATGGCAACAGTTATAAGACGTGGATCAAATTATTTGATCGTTGAGTCAAATGGTCAAGTAATGAGAAAATGGATTGATGCTGTTGAAGCAATTGGCGAATATTATAAATATGATTTTGGAACACCTGAAGCAACTAAGTACGCAAAGAAAATGACACCAGGATATGAAGCACGTCAAGATCCAGATATTAAAGATCGAAAAGGAGCTCAACCTGCAGGTTACCATACAGGCTTAAAAAAATCTACAAAAATTAAAAGAGATGCTCAGTTTAAGAAACAAGGTAAAATGAGAGACGATGATCCTAATGCTTATAAACCAGCACCAGGAGATAAAGGCGCCAAAACAAAATTAAGTAAGCACACTAAGAAATTTAAACAAATGTTTGGAGACGATTAATGAAATTCAAAGATTACATTGACGAAGATGCAACAGCTGGCTTAAAGAAGAAAGCTGAAAAGTCTGGAATGCCATTAAGCGTTCTTAGATCAGTTTATAACCGTGGCTTAGCAGCTTGGAAGACAGGACACCGACCAGGGACTACTCCACAACAATGGGGTTTTGCAAGAGTAAATTCATTTGTAACAAAATCAAGTGGAACTTGGGGTAAAGCTGATAAAGATTTAGCTGCAAAGGTAAGAGGAAGTAAAAAGAAATGAAAACAATGAAAGAAATTATAGGAGATTTAAGATCTCGATTATATACACTGCCGGAAGTCGAAGATAATCTTGAAGAAGATCGTAAAGCAGGTAAATATAAAAAAGGCGAAATCATTGTTTCTGGCCAATGGCCAAATCCTGATCAATGGGCTAAAGAATATATTATGCCTAATGTAGATAAAAAAGGTGTACGTATATATTCAACAGGACCATCATTTAAAATAGAAAAATTATAGGAGTAGAAAATGCCATTGAAAGTATCAGATGGAATAGGATCGTGGGTCAAAGATTTTCAAAAGTCTAAAGCTCCACAATTTAAAGGTAAAAATGACGAAGAGCGTAGAGATATGGCTATAGCAGCGTATCTTTCTGCAAAGCGTGGTCCAGAAAAAGAAGAAACTGTTAGACAAGAAGCTATGTCTGCTGCTGATAAAGCTGCTCATGATAAAGCGATTGCAGCATTTAAAGCTAAAGGTGGTAAAGTTAAAAAGCTTAAGCCAGGTTATGCTCAAGGATATCACGGTAAAGATGATCTCGGAACTGGAATGCATGGTATGTTAGACCGCGGAGATTCAAAAGCAATTGGTACTCGTAAAAAAGCAGCATCAATGGGAGCATTACGTAATAGTTATATGGAAGCCATGGATCCAAAAATGCGTAAAGTAAAGCAATTAGCTACTCTTGGTCTAGTCGGCAAATCTGATGTTATGAAACTTCTAACAGCTATGAAATCAATTAGTGATGGTAAGGAAGTTAAACCTCAAAATCGTAAGATTATATTCAGCGCTTTTGCTGATTTAATTGATCTAGTAACTGGCGACACTGCAGTATTTCAAAAAGCAAAGAAAGCTGTAAAAGAATCTGTTGATGAAGCGCATGATCCTAAACATGTAAAGCAAGCTATCGGTATTGCATCTGATTCTAGGTATGCAAAAGGTAACATGACTGGTGCAGTTAAAGCTATGAACAAACTTTCGCCAGGTATTCATAAACATCCACAAGTTGCTGCAGTTCTTAAAAGACAAAATGAATCTAAGGTAAATGAAATATCAAAGAATCTTGCAAAGAACTATATTGGTAAAGCTTCAAGAGACGTATTTCATAAAGGTAGAGCTGATGCTACACAGGATGCAATAGGCAAATTAGGTGGTAAGCATAAAGATCAAGATTATAATAAAGGTCCTGAAAGAAAAGCTTCAATGAGAGTACGTGGTATCGATAGAGCTACAAACAGGCTTATGAAAAAAGAAGCATACACAACATCAGCTGATAGAAAACCTGAAAATGTTACAGGTCCAGATGGCAAAGTAAGAGTTCGAATGGTACCGGTAAGAAAAAAATCTGCAGAATCAACTATTGGATATGGTAAAGCTATGGTTAAAACTCAAAGAGATCAAAAGAAAGCTTTAATTACACCAAAAGATAAGAGCACTCTTGGAAAATTAGCTTCACTTATGGCAAAACAACCAAAGAGGAAATCGTGATAAAATTTAAAGATTTTCAAGAAGGAAAGAAAGGTTCAACTGATGCGCCGAAAGGTCCTGAGTCTTTTGAAGCACAATATAAACGTCGGCTTGTAAAAACCACAGACCCTGAACATAAAGAAAAAGGTTATGAGTGGAGAATCAAAGGAAAAAAGAATAGTTCTTTGACTAAAAAACTATATAAGAAAAAACCAAATCAGGGTGAATTCAATAGTCAAATGAGAAGGATCGCTGCTTATGAGTTTGGATAAATTTAAAGAGTTTCGTGAAGACGAGATTGATAATATTTGTGAAAGTATGTACAATGATCTTGAACTTGAAGAAGCTGAGTTCAAAGGAAAAAAAGTTACATTGAACGATCCTATTCGTACTTCTGAAAACCCGAATAAAAAATTTAAAGTCTATGTTAAAGGCGAAAAAGGTAACGTAGTAGTGGTAAGATTTGGCGATCCAAATATGAGTATAAAACGCGATGATCCAGCAAGACGTAAGTCTTTTAGAGCCAGACATAATTGTGATAATCCCGGGCCAAAATATAAGGCACGGTACTGGTCTTGTTATCAATGGAGGGCTTCAGCGCCTGTTGACAACTAATGGAAATAAAACAAAGGCAAAATATTAAGATGGCAAACACTACGGCACAACGACTAGATCGTATTGAAGAAAAAATTGATAAACTTGCTGAAGCAATGATATCACTAGCTCGAGCAGAAGAAAGAATTTCGTCGATTGCAGAGATGCAGTCACACCAAACTGAGCGATTAAATAGATTATCTGGAAAGATAGACGATATTGCGGGTCAATCCGCAGAAAACACTAGAACGGTCCAACTGATAAATAAACTGTTCTGGGTAGTAATTATGGCCGCTGCGGCTGCAATTGCTAGTAATATCTGGATGTAGGAGTAAAACAGATGCATAATTCATATAAAAAAACTATATATGGTGTTCGGGCCGCACTAGAAAGTATGGCTCAAGGAGTTGATGAATCAACAAAGTATCATATACCAGAAGACATTCCTCAAAATGAAAGAACTGCTTTCCATGGAGCTGCAGCTGCAGCCGCAAAATCCGGTAAGAAATCTTTTAATTTCGGTGGAAAGACTCATCCGGTCACTATGAAAAAAGATACTGCAAACGCAATTGCAGATCAAAAAGAAGCAGTGAAAGAAGATCCAGCACACTATGCTGCAATAGCAAAAGCAAACGCAAGAAAGCAAGCTGAACGTGATAAAGCAGATCCTGAAGGTGCAAGAAAAAGAAAAGCTGGACAAGCAGCAATTCAGAAAAAATTTAGTAAGAATCCAGTAAAACCTGCAGATATTGGTAGGCACTCAGGCCAAGCCGGTGGATCTTTTGTTGGCAGAAGAAACGAAGAAATAATTCAAACAGAAGCAACGCACACCACTGATTATTTTACAGGACATAAACACGCAGAAAGAGCTGGTATGAAAGTTAAGGTACACAGCAAAGGTGCAGATGGAGATAACGTAACTGTATCTCATGCAGATCCTAAAAAATTACAAAAGTATGTTGACAATCATTTAGGCGGTGGTAAAATAAAAGAAGCTGCAGGAATACCACACAAATACACTGTAGATTTGTATCATAAAGATCATGGTTCACACGACTCATTTATAAAAAAAGCAAAATCTGCTGGAATTAAAGGAGCGTATTCAGGTGTCAACAAAGATGGTAAAGTAAAGGTATCTTTAAATCATCATGATAATTCAGATGGTGGAACTATACATAAATTTCTTAAAAAGCATTATGATAAAAATATGACTCATGGTAATATGCAAACTATGAAAACAGGATCTTCATCACAGAAAGAGAGTACTATGACTTTTAGAGAAAAGTTAATGTCTGTGCTTGAAGGTGATAAAGCTTCTCATTACAAAGGTGCAACTAAGCCTGAACCAATGCCAAAAGATGACGAGCACGGTGCAAAGAAAATGAAGGCAGGACATCCTATCAAAAAAGATGATCACGAAGAAACTAGCACTGCTGCTGAAAAATCAACTAAACCTTCTAAAATGCGTGGAAACGATAACAAACAAGGAGATAAGAATATTATTCCTTCAGCTACAAAAGATGATAAAGCAAATAAAACTGTTAAAGAAAAGTTTAATTCTTTACTCAAAGCGTACTCAGTAGTTGAAGATTACACTCATGAATTTGATGTCGACCATAACCATCTAAAAAAAGTCATGTCTGCTGCTAAAAAATCTGGTATTAAAGCAAAGATTCATAATATGAAAGGACCAGGCGGTGGTAATCCAGTTGTGCATCTTGGACATAAAGATACTGATACTATGCATAAATTCATAAAGAAGCATTATGATCCAGATTATA